GCAGCCAGGGCGTTGACGGACGAATTGGTTTCGATGGTGCCCGGCGCATTGCCGTCCGGCGCCAGCGCGGCGTCCAGGCGGCGACGCAGCCGGTACGGGTTTGCCATGGTGATCAGGCGGCGGCCGGATAGAAGATGAACGGGCACCACGTCGTGCGCAGCCAGCGGGTCGTCGTCGCGCAGTGCCACGACGCAGGGCGCTTGGGCAATCCAATGCACCGTCAGGCCGCGATGTTCCAGCGGCAAACTGGTGGCGCCCAGTTGCGCGGCGCCGGTCAGCACCGCGTGCACCACGCGTTCGGGCGAGGCGCTGCGCACTTGCACGCGCGTGGCGCCGGTTTGGGATTCGATGCGCTTGAGCGCGTCGGGCAGCAGCCCGGCGGCCAGCGCCGACGTTGCCGCCAGCAGCAGCGGCTTGGCCTGGCCCCGCGCAATTTCTTCGGCGCGGCTGCGAATCTGCTGCAAGCCGGCCAGCGCGCGTTCTACGTCGTCATACAGCAGAAAGCCCTGTTCGGTAGGCGTGACGCGCGGTCCGCTGCGGTTGAACAGGGCATAGCCGATTTCAGCTTCCAGCTCTTGCAACAGGCGGCTGATGGCCGGCTGCGAGCGCCCAAGCAAACGCCCGGCAGCGGTGACGCTGCCCGTAGACATGACGGCCGCGAAGGCCTCGAGTTGACGTAATTCCATCTGCGTTGCTTTATGCTCAGGACGAATTCTTGCCCGGCAAGTATGCGCGCTGCAAATAGTTAAAAGGCATAAGCAAATTCCCTAATGGGGATTTCCTTATGCCTTTACATTACTTGCAGTTATTTCAATGACTTAGGAAAATTGCCTCAGGCGGCGATACGAAGCGTGGGTGACTTTTGGGTGACTTGACGCTGCCGCATATCCCGCATGATCGCCAGAAGGTTGAGGGATTCCCCGTCTGCGCCGGGCTGACGGATAGCCTCAAGGGCCTTGTAAATCTCTCGCAACTGAGCAACAGCATAGTGCTCGGTCATGCCCCCGCCGGCGTGCCAAAGGATCTCATTTTGGGTCCGATCTGAGATCCCAGCGGCCCGCAGGCGCATCCCCACGGTATGGCGCAAGTCATGCAAGTGCAGGTCTCCAAGCCCCGCCGCGGCACGAGCTTTGTTCCATGCGTACTCAAATCGCATGGCAAGCGGCTTGTGCGGGCGTTCCGGCAACTGCCAGCCTAGCCGGTGGGGACCTTTAGCCAGTCGTGCCCATTTGGGCAAATCCTTGACGTAAGTGAACACGAATTCGGGATGCTTACCCCTTTGGCTTTCCACTATCCCTTGGGCTATCGAATTGCAGACAATTATGCGTTCGTGCTTACGGCCCTTCACATACTCGCGTGGAACGATGAAGATGGAGGATATGACGTCTGGGACAATCTCCAATTGGATTTCCCAGTCCCAGCGGAGATTGGCCAAAACGTTCTTCCGAACGCCAGTGTTGAGGTCGAAGAGGGCCAACTTTGCGAGATACCCCGGGCAGTGTGTTAGCAGTGTCTCCTGTTCCGCCCAGGTAATCGGCCGCGGGGAGCGCTGGTCACGAAGGCGGAGCAAGCTGATGTGCGGGGCGGACTCTAGCCACGTCAGCCGGTTGGGAAATCGCCACTTTTTTGCAGCACGGTTGCAAATCGCCCGGACGCATTCAAGGCTGTTGTTGACCGTCTTGTCGGCCCAGCCATGGGCCTTGCGGTCGTCTATGAATGCGGCGAGCGCGTCGTCATCGAGTTGATCTAATGTTAAAGAGCCAACTTGCGCGATAAGCGGTTCTAGCGCATATGACGCAGGTTCGGCCGATGGTGTGTCGGCCTTTTCCAGCAAATATCGAGCGGCGGCTTTCGCCAGCGTCACTTTGGGGCGCAATCCCTCAGTGCCGGCGACGCGAATAGCCTCCTTCTGCTGAATCAGGAAGTCTTCCGCTTCTGCCTGACTAGCGAAACCACGCTTCCGAATTCTTCGCTTCCGGTACTTGGCATCGACGTCGAACGTGCCGTCGGACGCCGTTTGGATGCCAGCCTTGTTTGAACGCCCCATGATGATGCTCCTTGTAGAACTGGGGGACGCTCGTTACCCGCCAGCAGTTTAGCCCCTTCCTTGTATGCGTCCCAGGCCGCGTCCAGGTCGGTCCGTTCATAAATCGTGGCCGTCCCTGCGCGCGTGCCTTTGCCTGAAAGTAGGGGCGCGAGATTGGTGTCGAAGAACTTCCGCTTCACGCCCAGGTATGCCTGGGCTTCCTGAGTATTGAATCCGCGCTTTTGCATGTGCGCCTCTAGAACGAAGCCCGCGGCTAGGCGGGCTTCGAGAAAGTGCTTGTCGGTTGTCGTATTGCGCCGGTCATCGATACATGCTCTGATGCGGCGCCTTGCGTTGGTGCTTGGGTCGATGGGTCAGGCCGAGAACGGCCCCCAGGATGATCCCGAGCGGGATGGCGAGGATGTAGAGTGCGGCCATGTCGGCTCCTTCAATTGTTCGTCGGGGGCGCGGCAAGGGCGGCGCGTATGTGCGGGCGTCGTGCATAACTTGGTAGGATCGTGTCTTTTCTTAGGTTGGCGATATGGATCCGAACCCAGATCATGTGACTGCCCTCGAACGCCGACTTGTGGATGCGCAAGACGCTGGAGAATGTCGGCGCTCGATACTCCTGGAAGGCCTAGAAAAAAAATGGCCATCGGGTTATTGGCCTTCCCTGGCTATCGCCTGGCTGGAAGATGGCTTTCCCGTTGATGAAGGAATCGCGGATCTTCTTGACGCCGCGTCGAGCAACAAGGCCTGGCCGCAGCAAGTGAGGCATAGGGCATTTGCGGTGTTGATCAAATGGCGGCGGGCCCAGCGAGGGCAGTAAGTCCTTCGTGCATTGCCGCCTGGGCGGCGTCGTTCTGTTCGGTCATGCTGTTACCGCCTCTTTGCTGAGGTCGTATTGCTCGATACCCCAGGCCAGCGCGAAACAGCACCAGCGGAAGCGATGGGTGTAATCGGTGAAGTCGTAGTCCCACAGGTCTTCGAAGCACCACGCTCGTTTGCCGTAGCTGTAGGAAGACCGTAAGCCGTCCGCAGTCCAGCTGAAGTCACGGGCCGCAATGTAAGCCGCGTGTTCGCCATCGTCGTTCAGGCGAGCAAACACATCTTCATCGACGGCCTCCCACAGTTCGCGGCGTTGGTCTTTCGTGAGCGTGCCTTCGTTGCGGGCATCTCGGATCCACCGCAGACGGATTCCGTTGATGACGCGGCGCATCTTTTCTTCGCTGAACTCCTGGGCACTCCCGTTACGGCGGCTCCCATCTACGGCCTGAAGCTTTTCCGACCAGTACGACAGGTTCACCGAGAGCCGGCGGCCGCGACGCTGGGCGTATTCGCGATCTGTGCGGAAGAACTCGAACATGTCCTTGAGGCGGCTGAACACGTAGGTGCCCATATCGCCCGTGTAGCAGAGATATCCCGGCCAGGTGATCAGATCGAAGTGCATGCACATCGTGCCGGGCTTGTGGAATCTGATGTGGCGGTGGAGGCCGTCATCGCGGATCACTTCGACGACATGGTGTTCAACGTCTTTCAGAAACTCGTTTTCGGTGAGGGCGCTCATGCGGTGGCTTCCTGTTCGGTGGGGATTTCGGCCTGGCTGGCAGTTGCTGCGGCTTCCGCCAGGCGGCGCTGCTTATCGGCCTGTTTGGCGCGGACGGTCTCGACGGCGCTGTGTGCCTGGAACAGTTCCAGGAGGGCGGCGGTCGGGATGGTGATGGTTTCGGTCGCTACGCGGCCTTCCTGGATGTCTACGAGGGTTGCGCGCTGGTTGGCGTCCAGTCCCTTGATGAAGGCATCCACACCGCTGATGAGCGGGGATACGACCTTGCGGGGCAGGGCGCGGCCGTGGATGGTGCTGGCGGTGACTTTTGCCTTGCCTGCGGCTTTGGCCTGGCCGACCTTGCCGGATAGAAATTCTCCGGCCTTAGCGCCCAGCTTGCGGACGGCTTCGATTGCCACGTCTGCGGCGACCTGGCAGGAGCGCACCAGTTCTTGCACGTCGCGCTCGGCGTCGGCCAGGACAAGGTAGTTTTCGACGTGCGTCCGGCTGCAATGGACGATGGCGGCGATTTCCGCGCTGTCCAGGCCGGCGCCACGGAAGCGCTTGAAACCGCGTGCGGCTTCCAGGGGGCGCAGCGGGGCGTTTCGGTTGCTTGTGTAGATCCGCGCCTGTCGGTCGATTTCGTTCCCTTGGAACGCGACGATAGACACCCATTCGATTGGCATTCCGCGTGCGATGGCGCGGCCGAAGGCGTCATAGCGGCGGTGGCCGTCCACCAGTTCGACACCCGAGCCGTCGGCCAGCACCACAACCTCCAAAGCCGGAAGCGTGCCGCCAGCCATGATGTACGCGGTCAAGTCTTCGATGCCGGCCTCGTACTCGTTATCCAGATCCCGAAGGTTGAAATCGGGTTTCACATGGATATCGCGGTAGCGGGCTTTCATTGCGTCGGCGCGTTTAATCGTGCCGTCCTTGATCATCGTCTTGAACGATGCGGGGGAGGAATTCAATTTGATCTCCGTGGTGCGCTACGATTCGGTACCAGTTAAGGGAGGAATAATGGACTTACCAACTTTCCTGATCGAAGCATTAAAGGTGAATGGATCCGTACTAAGCGCATGGGCGTGGCCCGTCGCAATTCTGGGCTGCGCCGTGATTTTTAAGCGCGAGGTGCGCGCGTTGCTTCATCGCATCAAATCGCTTAAGGGAGCAGGAATGGAGGCCGCTTTTGAAGAGCGGTTGGAGGTTTTGGAAGAGGTGCCAAGGGAACGGCCTCAGACAGAGACCGACGCGACTAACAATGCAAGCGGGGGACATCAGATGCATTCGGCTGGGCGCGAAGAAACCGCGGGTGATAGCGTCCCAGTGCCGGATACGGAGGCGTTGACAAGCCAGACAAGACCGGATCGTCCGCGAGAGAGCGAGCCGCACATCGCCGGCTCTGAGGAAAGCTGGGAAACGTGGTGGGACGATTACAACGATGACGCAGTTGTGCGGAATGATGCGCCTACCGGCGCCATCATTCGGTACTGGAAGAGCGTAGAAATAGCAATCCGGTCTCTATACGGCGTGGCGCTATCGAAGCTGGCTAGTGCCGCGAAGCACAAGCAACTGCCGGATCAAATCATGCTTCGCACGTTGCAAAATCACGGGGTGGTGGATGAAGCGCTAGTGTTTCGAATCCAGGAATTACGCGCGCTTCGGAATCTCGCAGTTCATGACGTGGCGGAGCTGTCTTGGGACCAGGTCAAGCGATACAAGAAGCAAGCTCGATATGTTCAGTACGCGTTGACGTACCTTCACTCGCAGTACGCTCCCTCGGCAGACGGTCCGGCAGACGATGCGTCGAACTTGCCTGGCGCTGCGTCAGGGAACTGAACGTGAGTGGTCGATCAATGTTTCACGCTCGCATTGCGATTAGATGCATTTCATAGCATCAGCCGCAGCAACCAACCTAGCAGGTTCCGCCCGAAGAGGAAGAATACGGCCAGCGGCACGCTGGCCGGCCACGCCCACAGCGGGATATCCGCGTCGGTGCTCCAGCTGCCTTTGCCGGCGTGGTCCCGGGGCGCGATGAAGTCGCCAAGCTTGCGGGCCAGGTTGGCGATGGACGGCAGCTTGCGGCGGCGCGCGGCAAGCGCGGTTGCGGTGAGTGCGTTCATGTTGCTTTCCAGGGATCTGCCGCGACATAGCGGCGGTTGAAGTGTTCGCCGATGGGGACCAGGGCTGCCGCCGCCAGGGCAAGCAGGGCCAGGCCCCACCAGAGGGCGGGGATGGTTGAGGGCATGGGGATTTGCGCGAAGGCGCGGTGATGGGCTTTGGAGAGCGGGCCCGGTAAGGCGGTCTGTGATATCGAGCGAAAGTCACTTTCTAAGCCGGTGACTTTACGGCGCTGGCCCGCTCTCCGAAACCACCCCGGTGAGGCGGGGCAGGCGTGCTGCTACTTGGTTGCTCTTCTGGTAGCCTCTCCCATCCAATGGAGGTGGACATGGCTAACGAACGCGAGGGGCATGGCAATCTGTACCCGTCGGAGTACATGCGCGCAATATCCGAAGCGCTGGTGTGTTGGGTTGGTCTTGAGTGGATGGCAGTGCATTGCGCGTTGCTCTTCGACGAAGACTTTACAAACCGAATACGGAAACTACCGGTCAAAAATCCTGGTCCCATGGACAACCGGCAATGGACGGGCGGAGTTATCGCTTCTGCGTTTGTAGGGCTTGCGAGCGAAGACAAGATTTGTCCGGACGACCGCTTGGCCAAAGCGGCGCGAAGATTCCAAGAATTAGTTAAGACGCGGAATCGGTTTTTTCACGCCTACCCGGCTGCGGGGGCAACCCCCGATGTCGCGACTCTGTATCACCTGGAAGAGGGTCGATGGGAGTTGGCGCAGATTCAGAACTTCGCGGATGAGGCGGCCATTTGTAGCAATGAGTTGAACCACCTCTATTACCACTACCTGCGACCCGCGCTCTTGGTGGAAAAGTAGGTGCCCCGAGTTGGGTTTTGTCACGGCCGGCGGCGATATTCAGGCTGACTGTCGTCACCCTGTAGCAGGGGCGGAGACGAGGCTATCTATTGATGGTGTTGCCGAAGTTGAGAACGTCGATGAGTTCTTCGATGAAACGGATGATGGTGGCGACCATGGGTTGCTCCGGGATGGAAGGGTGGGAAGGGGATCAGGACAGCGCCTGCCGATACCCCGCACGCGGGGCATGAGCCGGGGCTGCCAGGCGCACTTGCCGCCGTTCAAGTAGGTAACGCGCTGGGTTGCGGTATCGGCGGTCGTGTGGTCACCCTCGGCGTGAAACTGACCGCTTCGTGCCAATTGCGATGTGGCGTTCATCGAATATCCCATATGATTTCGTCACCGAAAGCACGGGAGAAAGTAAGTTGAAAACCGCCGAAAGTGGTCGACGTTCGCCGGAGGGGAGGGGCGACATCCTCATTAGAGACCCACGACGCAAGAGGATTCGTAGGCAACGAATCTTGGGGTACATGGGCATGATTGCCATCATTGTTTGTCTGGCGGCCTGGTCGAATGTAATTCTTGATCTAATGAGAGCAACCTACGCAGCAGACGATAGTGGGCATGCGGCAAGTTGGACCCAGGCGATGTTGGCCGTTATTACGATTGCAGTGACATCGGCAATTCTGTTGGGCCAAATTCGAGGCCAGGCGGTTTCGCGAATTGAAGAGGTCGACGACCAATTTCACAGATCGGTCGCGACCTTCGTAGTTATGGCGAGTCACATTGTTGGAAAGATGAAATCCGAGGAAGACTCCGGCGTTGTTGGCCAATCCAACTATGTTCTTGAACGGCTGAGAGAGGCGCCGTTTTTCGCATTCCCCGACGAGAGGGCTTTGCGATTGGCGCTTTCCGTCGTGGACCATCTCGAAGAAGCAAGCCTGAGACGGGACATTGGAAACCGGGTGTTGATGGGGCAACTGCAAGCCGAGGGCAAGAGTGTCCGGCAGTGCTTAATTACGGTTGAAGGTCTACTAGGAGAACTTCGTGTCGTGGTGAGCGATTGGGCTCCGGATGACAAGGGTCGATCACCGGCGAAGTGATCGGTCAACACGCGAAATACCTTGCGCACCTAAGTTTCGGCTTCCCGAGCGCTCGTGGGAGGATCTGGGGCCTTTTTTGTATTTGTAGAACGATGCCATCCATTATCGAAATAGCAACTCCGGACTCCGTGTCAAACCTAGTGCTTCGTGACCTCGCCGAGCGGGCAAACGGCGGAAGATCCAGAAGATTTATAGCAAAGTTTGAAGAACGTGAGGTTGGATTTCTTTGCTACGACGACTGGACAGATCAGTCCAACGGCTTCATATACGAAATATATGTGCTACCTGCCTACCGTGCGAAAGGGATCGGCAATAGTTTGCTTTCGTTTGCAGAAGATTTGGCTCGGAGTCTTGGTTGCACATCAATTAGGCTGGCACCGCATGCTTTTGATGGGACAGTCTCACCGGATATGCTTCTTTCGTGGTACGGGGACAAAGGATATGTGCCCATGTCCGGCGATGCGAGCAAGCTGGAGAAGGCACTAGCTAACTAGCGGGCTTAATAATCTCGACTCTCCCTCTGCAGGAATGTTGCTTATCGGGCGGTTTTCTCGCTCACTTGGCTTCGGTCAGCGCGGACCCGCAGTGCTGGCCGAAACCCGCTTTTCAGCGGATGCGCTGTCATATAACAGCGGGATAGAAAATCGGGGGCGCCCGCATCCGCGCAACTCCCAGTTGCCTGGCTCGCGGTGGGCGGGTGCCTCTTCAACCTTGTCGCGTTCTATAACCCCACTCCCGGAGCCAGGCGCGACCTGGTAGCCGTCGATCTTTGTTCAGGGGTAACGGGTTGCGCCCTGGGCCTAGCCACCTTGCGGTCATCGGCCTGTTCTATCGCTGTGCGTTTCAGGGATTCAGGGGAGGGCGCAATCGGCTATGCTTGCAAGTCTTCGGGGGCTGCGAACCCCCGATGCTGCAGCTTCGCAAGTTGCTTAAGGTGAGACGTCTAAGAGTGGAACCTGTCGGCCCGCGATGCGGCCCGAAGTCCATTCGAAGATATTCAGCCGACCGAGACTCAGCATGCGCTGCGAATCGGTGCGGGGTGCCATCCTAGGTAGGCAACTCGCTAGCGCCAGCCAGGGCGCGAACACAAGTACACACAGGACTCAACGCCTGTACCGGTACGGGCCTTCCGTGGGCTTAACCATGAAGATCACCCGTGTTGCAAAGGTTGGCGTCTGGATTGGCGTCGCAGTCAAGTTTGTTCATCTGCTTACCGCAATCGCCAAGCTGTATCTGGTGCTTACCTAGGGCGAGCGGCCCGGCGTTTGTGCGTCGGGCCGCGCTCCTGAATCGGTGCACCCTCTCCTGAATCCCTGAATTGTTAAAGAGCGATCCGGCAATGCCGGCTAAATCTGCTCGCCTTCCCCAATCCGACTTTGTGGCGGTGACGTCTCCCGCTTGAGGCGATGCCCTGACTGCTGGCTGCGGGTCCGGTGGGGTAGAGCTACCATTTGCATGACGTTAAGTAAACTATACAAGTTGACAGGTGAAAGTGTCAAGCAGACTAACCAATTTCGTCTAGTGAGATGTCTAGGGTGCGGCGCAGAGCGAAAAAAAACCGCCTCGCAGGCGGTTGGTTTCTGTATAGCTGGCTTGCTAGCTTCGGCGGTAGTACCGCCGATGTTCCATCATCGTCCCGATGATGATGAGCGGTTCTTGCCTGCTATAGAGCGTCGGGAAGTCCTCATTGAGGGGGACGAGTTCGAATACGTCGTTGCCATTCTCGTCAATACCGCGGGGGCGGTATTTCTTGAAAGTCGCTTCGTAGCCGCCGTTGCGGGCGACTACGAAATCCCCGGGCTGCGGGCACACTTCCTGATCCACGATGATCCGGTCGCCCGGCTTGAAGTCAGGGAACATAGACGTCCCCGCAATTTCAAGTGCAAATGCGTGTTCCGACAGATCCATGTCGGTTAGCAGGTATTCCAAGGCTTCTCCCGAGAAGGCGGCGCCTATCTCAGTAAGTTCGCCGGCCTGAACGTAGTTTATGAGTGGTATGCGCCTCGCTCCGATGGATGAGGGGACCACGTTGCTATCAAAATCGGGTGACAGAAGTGTGGCAGTGGGCTTCTTTGACCCTTTACCGCTGCCCAACCAGATTGGATTCACTCCCAGAGCTTGCGCGGCCGCCAATAGGTTATCGGCGGTCAGTTCTTTCGTGACCCCGTTGAACCAAAACGAAACCGCCCCACGCGACAGTCCGACGCGACGGGAAAGTTCCGATTGAGATATCTGGGAATCGGCGAGCGCCTCTCTAAGGCGTTCTTGCAGTGTGCTCATGTTTAGTAGATTAACCGCTTGATTGTTTAGCATGCTTGCCATATCATTTGTCTAGTTCACTAATCATTCAATCGGGCAAAGCCGTATGACTAAACAAGAGGCGATCCAGGCATTCGGTAGTGGTGCGGCTTTGGCGCGGGCCCTGGGATTAACGCGGGGGGCCATTTCGCAATGGCCTCCCCAGTTGGATCAAACACGCGCGGATCGGGTTAGTGGAGCGGCTCTTCGCCTCGGAAAGCGGGTTGCCGGCGGAACCGATAAGCCGGAGCCATTCCATGCATAGCCTCGGCTCAAAACGAAAACACTGCAGCGCGGGCGCTGGGTGCGGATTGATACTCGGTTTTGCATTCGGGGCACGCCAGCTTCGAATTCCAGCCATATGCCATTTGGAGTACCGCCTTCTTACCAAGGTTGTCCATGCAGGGTTGGCAAAGATTGTGCGGTGGCTCTCCATTTGCGGTGAATTCTTTCAAGCGCAGGACAAACGTGCCGGGATGAATCTCTTTCATCTCGTATCGGTCCCTCTCGGCCGCTTGCTTCTCCAGTTCAGCAATACGTTGGCGAAGTGTGCGGCACTCGTCTTCCGTAGAGCGTTCCGATTGGGCGCTCGCAAACAGTTTTTGTTGGAGGTCCAAACAGGAATTCTGGACCTCAATCAGTACCCGTGTGATTTCTTGCTTAGCGTCGGCGACCTTGCGCTCATCTCGTGCACTGAGTGCGTTTTGCGCCAGGCCGATGGCGGCGCTGAGGCTACTGAAGGCGGAAGCAATGTCCATGGTGTCCCTTGTGTGTCGGGAGTCAATGAAGGCATCGGCTCGGCATCTGGGGGCGCTGAGCCGGATGCAAGAAGTGAGTTTGTTGTCAGTGCGTCGGCCCTGGTTGAGCTTGAGGAACGTCGCTTTCCAGCTTCTGAAGTGCTGACCGCATTTGCTCTATCAGCTCGCGTAACTGAGCAGGCGTTAGGGCGTAGTGCCGGCCTGGATTGGCCTCTTCTGGGGGCTGCATCGGATTCGTCAGGAAGTCGAACTTGATGACTGCCAAACCCATTGTCGGCACCGGCCCGACAGTCCACGCAGATACCGGGAAGAGCGGAATGCTTTCGGCCATGGTCAGTCCCTTCTGGAGAAAGTTCATTTTGAGGAACGCCAATCATATCTGGCAGGGGCTGATCGCCAATTTTCAGGGCGTTCCCCATGCATAGCTTCTACACCCGCCTCGTGGGTTGGCTTTTCAGCCGCGCGCATCGTGAAAAAGATATCGAGTCCAAGCCTTGCGTGCGAGCCAGTCATATCCCTTCCAGTACGCACCAAGCAGGCCAACGACTGAAAGCCCAAGACCCGCCGCAAATCCAACGGGACTGGATTGCGCGATATGGCGGACGGCGTCGGCCACTTCTTCCGGTTGAAGATGCCACCACCATGCTCCCAGAAGTAGCAACACCACAACCGCCAGGTGAAGCAGCAAAAACATCAGAAGGGCAGTCACGCGTGCCTGGCGCGCGGTGATCGTCATCAAGGTGTCGATGTATTGAGCGATGGATGGATCCATAGACCGGTTCATCTTTTATCCCTTCCAGGATGCTGTGGTTCGAGGAACCGCCAATTCTAAGGGACCGGACGAGCAAGTTAAGGAGAGAGAGCATGAATAGCGTGACGACGCCGGCACAGCCGGCACCGGAGCCGACGGTACCAGCCAGACCTAGCGACAAGGTCCAGATCGGACCGTTGGACGTCTGAAGCTCTATTTCCATAAGTCGCATCTTAGGGACGGTGGCGCTTCGCCGAAACCCTGATATTTCCCGATTCCAAGGTATGCCCGATGACCAGCCGCCTGAATTCCCACCACTGGCTTGATGTTCTCTACAACGATGTGCGCCACGCCCCTGGCGGCGTCAAGGACGCGGCCAGATTTCTGACCGAACGCCGCGGCAAGCGGATCCACTACGAATCGCTGCGCGCCAAGCTGACCGACCAAGAGGGCGAGTCGATGACGTTCGAAATGGCGGACATGCTTACGGAATGGCTCGCGCAGAAGGCCGGGGGCGCTGAAATAGCCCACCGCTGGGCGCAGACCTACGCAATGGTCGAGCATGGTCTTACCTGCTTGGACGTGCCCGCGCCGCCCGAGGGCGGCTGGCCGGACGAGCTGAAAGCCATCCACGAAAAGGTGTTGAAGGTCGGTGCCACGGTCGGGGGATTGAACGCATCCACGCTGGACGCGATGGCGGATGACCATATCGACCCTGATGAGCGAAGCGCGCTGTACACGCTCTTCATGGATTTGGCCATCTTGGCTTTCCGTGGCGCTCGTAATGTATCGAGGGTGCAATGCTGACCCGTGGAACGTCTGGTGTACCCGTGCGGGCGCGTGTCCCGTCCACGGAGCGTAAGGGGGGCGCGCTGGCGCGTGCGGCCGGGCAACTCTGCGGGAACGACCGGTTCCAGGCTTGGGTTGTTGCCCGCATCGGTGCCGCCCCCCAGGGTGTGACTGCCCAGCAGCATGCTGCGCAGTTCGTCCGTGATGCCTGCGGTATCACCAGCCGTGCGCAGCTGGATCACAACGCCGAAGCGGCGGCGCTCTTTCATGAGGCCGTGCGAAAGCCGTTTGTGAAGTGGAGCGGCATCTATGGCTGACTGCCTGCACATGTTCCGAGGGTATCGGGTGCCGCCTGCAACCGTGGAAGCGGTCAAGCTGGCCATCATCAATACCCCGCGTCGTGTTGACGTTCCGGCGTTGCGAAGCATCGTAGAGCCTGCCCTTGTGCCGGTCGATCCGTGGGGAAGTACGACCCGGGCTGTTGCTGCCGCCTGCGCCGTTGAATCGTTCCTTTTCGACGCCACCCAGGCGGGCTTGGTCAAACGTCGCACGAATGGCTGGAAGTTCCCGTACTGGTGGCGTGTCAAGGCTGAGCCGGGGGCGGAATGTCGTTGATGCGCCGCACGCCTCTCAAGAACAAGACGCCGATGAAGCGCAGCACCACGCCGATGATGCGTGCCGCGCCGATTCGGGCCACCGCCCCCATGCCGCCCCCGCGCGCGTCTATGAAGGCGCGCAAGAAGGGCAAGAAGCCGCCCAAGACGATCTATCGCAACCAGGCGCTGCTTGATCTTGCCAGAGGCGAGGAATGTCTCTTACGCGTTCCCGGGTATTGCCGGTACGACAAAGAGACAACGGTTGCCTGCCACTCCAACCGGTTGCGCGATGGCAAGGGAAAGGGAATCAAAGCGCATGACTGGTGTATCGCCTTCGGCTGCGGGCCGTGCCACTGGTTCATTGATCAATCACGGGCAGCGGCAGCGCTGAAGCTTAGCTATTTCATCCCCGGCTTGCGCCTTACGCGCCTGCGGATCATTGCCTTAGGCAAGTGGCCTGATGAGGCCGAGCAGGGGTTTCAACTTTTGTATGGAGAGTCGTCATGAGCGTTCAGGCGATGACATGGGCCTTGGCGCAAAGGGTTGTGACCGAGGCATCCGCCCGTCACGTGCTGTTGTGCCTTGCCAATTACGCGGGGTCAAAGGGTGAGGGCGCTTTCCCCTCTGTGGCTACTCTGGCGGAAGACACCGGGCTGTCCACTCGAACGGTGCAGAACAAGCTGCGTGAGTTGGAAACCCAAAAGGTAATTCAGCGCGGCAATCAGGATCTGGTCAAAGCCTATATCCGGCGTGCCGATCAGCGTCCGGTTTGCTACGACATTGATCTTTCACGGGGTGCACCAGTTTCACCCCGCGTGGAACATTCCAAAGATGACGAGCGGGGCGAACCTGCTGCACCCCGTAACGAACGGGGTGAATCTGACGACGCTACGGGGTGCAGCTCACGACGTCACGGGGTGAATCTGACGACGTCACGGGGTGAACGTGCTGCACCCGAACCGTCATTGAACCGTCAAGGAACCGTCAATGAACCTAAGGGCGTGCGCAAGCGCTCGCCGGGGTTCGACCCGATGAGCGTGGAATTGCCGGATTGGCTGGATGCCGACCTGTGGGGGCGCTGGGTTCGTCACCGCGTGCAGATCCGCAAGCCGTTGACCGAAGAGGCCGCCAAGCAGCAGGTGACGGACCTGGACGGATACCGCAAGCAAGGCCACACGCCGGAGGCTGTCATCACGCACGCCATCGGCAAAAGCTGGCAAGGGCTGTTTGCCCCGAGCGGCGTAGCAACGGGGGGCGCACCGCGTGCCGGCAAGTTCAACCCCACCGACTACGTGAACCGCAATCGAAACCAAGGAGGCCACGACTATGACGACGGTCGCACAATCGACGGCTAACCGGTCCATGTGGGCCGTGCCGATGGCAAAGCTGGAAGGCATTTCTCTGATCGACCACCTTTGGAATCGCCTTTCGGGCACGTATGGGGGGCGCTGGCTGAAAGACTTCCCGGACATGCAGAGCATCGAGAACTGGAAAGAGGCCTGGGCGGAAGCGTTCGACGAAGAGAACCTGACGCCGCAGGACGTGGCCGAAGGGCTGCGGGCATGCCGTCGTATGTCGCCCGACTGGCCGCCCAGCGTGGGCGAGTTCATCCGGGCTTGCCGGCCCGCGCTTGAACCCGAGGTTGCGTTCTACACGGCGGTCGCGGGAATGGCCGCACGGCACAACGGCGAGCCGGGAACCTGGCCGCATCCGGCCATCTTCTGGGCGGCGGTAGAGGTGGGAGCGCACGACCTGCAGCATTGCCCGTACACGACGATGAAGGCCCGCTGGGAACGGTCGTTGAATGAGGTCCTTGCCCGAGGCGAATGGAAGCCCATCCCCGCCATGGTCAAGGCTCTGCCCGCTCCGGTGGTTACGGCGTCCAGCCGCGCCAAAGCTGAAGAGCAAATGCGCAAGATCGGTGCGACGGGGATCATGAACCAGTCCGGCCGTGATCCGTTGCGCGGGTGGAAGCGGATCATCGCCGAGACCGATAACCCCAATGGCAAACGCTACTCGCCGGGAATCGTTGCGATGGCGCGTAACGCGCTACGCCTGGACGCGGGGCAGGGGGCACAGGCATGAGCGGCGCAATGGCACGCAACAAGGGCGCGTCGTATGAGCGCAAGGTGGCCAACATGCTGACCGAGGCAACCGGCAAGGTCTGGCGTCGGCGCGTGCGCAACGCGGTCGGCGATAGCGACCTGGTGGCGGACGATTCCGCCTTCGCCCACGTCAGCGTCGAGTGCAAGCACGCCAACACGCTCTGCTTGCCCGCATGGTGGCGTCAAGCGCAGCAGCAGGCCGGCGAGCAAGGCATACCGGTGCTGATCTACAGGCAAACGGGGGCGCGTGGCGAATCGGTGATGGTCGATGCCCACGACGTGAACCCAAAGATTTTTCCTGTCCGGGGGCGGCACACCGTCACGCTGGGATGGGAAGCGGCAATGCAATGGATGCGGGAAATGTTGCCCGCGAAAGTGATTTATTCCCCGGGGATTTATTGATGACTACCTATACGCTTTCTCGCGTACCGTCGGCCCCGGCCGTGAAAGAAAAGCCCGAGGCGCTTTTCCGTAGCGCCCACGCGGCGCTGGTGTACGCGTTGAATTACTCGATGCAGCAATATGACCGACCATTGATGAACAAGGCGATGTCCGGCAAGCCGGAGGGCGAAGGCAAAGGCCTGTCGGGCGTGGACGGCGCAGGGCAGGCTGGCATGATCCGCGCCGAGCTTGCGCGCCTCGCCCCGCTGCATCAGGCGGTGCTAGTGGCGAACATTGCCCCCCAGCAAGTGCCGTGCGAATGCCGGGCGGCATGCTGCGGCGGATGGAGGGTGAACCCGGAATGGTCAGATGCTGTGGGGGCGCTCACGACGGTGTCCGCTGCCGCGGCCTTGCCAGGGTGCGTATCTAACGGGCGGCTGCGCTCCGCGCTGATCCAGCGGCTGCTGGGCGCGAAGGTTACGCTGGCTGAGCTAGCGGAAAGATACGACGTCGACGAAAAAACGGCGGGCGCACACAGTACCAAACTGAAGCGCTGGTTGTTCGGAGGCCCGGCTATGCAAATGGGATTGCATCCTGAGGCAATCCGGGAAATTGCCGACCGCCTCGAGGCCTGCGGGTGGATAGCCCGGGAGCCAGGTTCGCATCTTGGCTAGGCCTCGACTCCGAATAGATGTGTAACGTATGGAAGAATTTTGACAATAATAAGTGTTCGATCTTCCTGTCATTTGCATTAATCTTAATTACTGTTTCAATTGGTTATGAGGTAGCAGGTGCTCCTTGTGCCTGTGCCCGCGCGTGGGCGCCTCCATTCACCGCCCTGATAAGACACGGCCTAAGGAACATCAATGGCGAATATTTCTGTCGATTTGAGAGATACAAACGTAACAATCGATGCGACCAGTGCGGATGGTGTGGAAAACAGCGCGCTTGTGATGCTGGGGCCTAATACGTTGACTGTGGATGGCGTCAACCTCTCCGCTTCAGTTCCGCTCTTTACGTTTCCCTCAACAGGTGCGACTGTGATCGTCACTAATGGCGCCAATCTTCAAGCGTCAGATCTACTGTTCGCCGTCGCCGATGCTTCCTCAATACCAGGCAAGCTCCTGATTGACGGCAACTCTTCGGCTACCGTCAATCAGTTTGGCACTGTGCCTTCGGGCGGTGTCGTAAATCTGAACGTGGAGTTCAGCGGCGACGGAGATGGCAGCTTCACATATGTCAACTCTGTTGTTTCGGGCCCTGTGACGATAAGCGGGATGAGTGCAGGAGATTCCGTCCATGTGCCTGGTGGGATTTTGACGGCGTTTAACTACGATGCGGCATCCGAAACTGGCTCCGCCCTCTTCGCGAGCGGTGCCATGCCGGTAGTGATGTCGATTACGAACATGGCTCCGGAGATAGGAGCAATCATTGCTGCGGATCCGCAAAGTTATTTCAGCAACGGTACCTTTGTGATGCCAGTCTGTTTCCTAAAAGGTACGCTTGTGCGCACCCCAGATGGTGAGGTCGCCATTGAGTCCTTACAGCCTGGCGATCAGGTCCTCGGGCTTTCAGGTACGCGCCACGTGAAATGGGTAGGCTGGCGCAAGTATCGTGTCGCGCTGTTGCGTTCTGACAGCGAGCGTGCGGCGACGTGGCCAATTAGGATTCGGCAGCACGCCTTTGGTCACAATCTGCCAGAATCCGATTTGTGGGTTTCACCCTGGCATCATCTCTTGTTGGATGGCGTGTTGGTGCGCGCGAAGTGTCTTGTCAATGGGAGCACCATCGTTCAAGAAGCGCGGGTGGGGTGGATCGAGTACTACCACGTAGAGTTGGATCAGTTCGACGTTGTCTTGACCCATGGGGTGTATTCCGAATCGTGGGCCGACGGTGGCAATCGCGATTTTTTCCAGAATGCGCCTGTCTCTGAACTTCGCCCGCAGGACCGTAAGCGTCGCTTGGCCGAACGGCCCGGTTTTACTGTATTGCGCGACCCCGACAGAGAAGCGGCTTTGCGGGAAAAATATGCCGTTCGGGCTGTGAACCTTTCATCCCTTGAGCCGCACAAAGCCGTGGCCAATGGGTAGACGGGCTCGTAGTTGGATAAAAAATTCTGTTGACCATGGGATTTTTTTCACCCAGAATACGGTCCTAACAAATAAGGTGAATTACTGCGCCCACACAAAACCCGCCAGCGAAAGCAGCGGGTTTTTGCTTTTTTGCGCGGTGCCCGAGATGCCGAAAGGTCTGGACGAAGGGTGATGCCGCTACAGGCTTTGCAGTGGGGCGCGCACCCGATACTGAGGAGTCCCTGGGTTTGAATCTCAATACGCGAACTTCAGCCAGCTAGATCCTTTTCGGTAATTGGCTTTCCCTTTTCTCCGTATGCGCCGAGGAGAACATCTTCGCTGATGTCATCCGCTACGGAATCAAAGTAGCTGTAATTTGTAAACCCAAGTTTATGGGCCAGCGTCAGTACAGCTTCTCGAGAATGACGTGGTAGTGCCTCAGAAAGCGCTACTACTCGGTGAGGAGGAACCTCGCCGCCGCCGAACCAACCGAATCGATCGACCCCATTACTATTTAACTCGGCTGCTATTGCATCCTTGTCAGCAAGCTGTTTGTTCACTCCAAACGAAAGTGCGCTCAACAGTTCTTCTCGCCGGCGCTTCGTGGTGCTTTGCGCAAACGAATCTATCGTATTTTCCAGACGATCAAGGCGCCCTTGCAAACCGGCAAAAAGGTGCTCGTCGCGAGTCATCGAAACTTGTTCATTAGTCTTTCGATTGATGTACGTGGAGTAATAACTGTCCTCTTGCAGTTCGGCACGAAATTTCGTCTGAAGAAGAAATAGTGCCCACAAAAAGCCGGGCACATTCAGGATGGCGGCAGCGGTGAGTGCGATTGATTGCAGACTGTCCTGCGGGAGTCGCGAGGCCGCTACGAGGAAAGCTGCATCTACCGTGAAAAGACCTACCAGCCAGGCGGCCAACAGTTGTATTGGTTTAGTGACTTTCTCGGGCTGGATTCTGTGATCTGACATCGCGGTATGTAGTTACAAGGAGTTTTATGCTGTCCCAGGACTGAGAAGAAAATTGTCCGAGAGCAGAGAAGGAAGGAATATTACTTGTTGTTACTGGCGGTGGCTAGACTTGCGCGAGCCGGTGGTGTCCCTCGAAAGCCTCCGATACGGAATCTACGGGCGAGGCTTTTGCATTGCCGCTAGACAACTCCGCCAGTCGCCATCAAGGGGCCGCGGCCGGACACGGCGTGCGGGGTTAGGGTCATCGCCGCCGGGCCGTGTGCAGTAGATGGCACCCGGCACCAACGCAATTACAGGTGGTGCGTAATGAACATCAAAACTACGAAGCTGGACCGCGACGTTCACCAGACGACGGTGGACCAGGATGTAGCACTGCGCATCATCGCGGAACGCGTGGCGGAAAAACTTGGACGTAGCCTTGACTGGCCCGGCGTTTCGTTTCATGCGTATGTCGACACGCGCGACACCAGCACGGGATTTCGAAAGGACGTGTTCGTAGAAATCACCGACGACCGCGTTCCCGTGCAGGCATAGCCATGGCGAAGCTCAGCACGCTCAAGCCGCGTATTGCAATGGCTGGTTCCAGGCTGGCCGCAGCGCCTACGCCAAGCGCCAAGCGCATGACAGGCCGCAAGCTGCAAGACCGCCGGTTGCGGGTCTGGTCCGCTAATCCGCACTGCGCGCATTGCGGATCGTTGACCCTATACCCGCACGGCTTCGAGCTTGACCACAAGGTAAGTCTGTTCGATGGCGGCGAAGACGCCGACGCAAACACGCAGGTGCTGTGCGTATCCCGCGATGCGCATGGGCGCAAGAGTGGATGCCATGACGCCAAGACGCGGCAGGACATGGGATACAGGGGCCGCACGTAATGGCACAGCACACAGTCATGGTCTCTGTTCGCGTCGCGTGGTGGGTGCGCTGGTATCTCTCCGGCGGGGCGCTCGCCGCGTTGATCAGCGGGGCAACCCCCGACGCGATCAAGGTAGGCCGATGGATCAGGCGCGGCCTGTCCGTCTGCGTCACCAGCAGGCCGTAGCGGGTTGCATGGTCATGGTGATGGTGCGCACCCAGCCGCTCCGCTGTCGCGTCCTGGTGGCCCTGTGCGCGGGCGGTAGGGGCTACGGCAGCGGGGGGGCGGGGTGAAAGTCTGGCGGGTCTCGTCATTGGAAACCACCTGTTCCCTCACGCACAGAAAATTTCCCCGTTTCGGAAAATTGTTAACCCACTTTTGTTAAGCAAAACCTATGGCATTAACCGACAAAAAGCGCCGCTTCGTCGACGCGCTGCTGTCGGGTCTATCCGGTGCGAAAGCCGCTATCCATGCGGGTTACAGCGAAAACGGGGCGGCCCAAGCAGCCGCTCGATTGATGCGTGACAAGCATGTGCTGGCAGCTTTGGGACGAACCGTCGAGGTTAACAAAAGAGTTAACAAAAAAGCGGTTAACAAAAAGCCGGATGCCGGGCCGCCGCCGGCCGTTACCAATGTTGAGGACAGCGCTACCGATTCCGTCGAAAGCGTCGGCCTGAAAGCGCTGGGCCTGACCTCAGATCCGCGTGCCGTGCTTGTGGCAATCATGAACGACCTGGGCGAAGAACCGAAGTTACGGATGGAGGCCGCGAAGGCGCTTATGCCGTTCACGCACGGAAAGATTGCTGAACAGGGCAAGAAGGGCGCCAAACAGGAGGCAGCGACCAAGGCGGCGGGCGGTCGGTTTGCGCCACCGCCGCCGCCTACGCATCTGCGCGTTGTCGGGAAAGGCTAGATCATGACCTGGACAACCGCGTGCCCGGATTGGGCGGAACGTCTGCGCACGCGCAAGTCGATCATTCCGCCGCCCATCTATCCCGACCAGGCCGAATATGCGCTGGGCATCTTTAAGCAGCTCAAGGTCGTTGATCTCGCTCAGGTCTATGACGAAGCGATCGGGACGTACCGACACCAGACCTTTGGGGAATGCTCCGAAGAATGGGTCTTTGACTTTGTGCGAGCGATCTTCGGCGGATATAACGTCGAAACCGGAAAGCAACGGATCCGGGAGTATGGGCTGCTCATCAGCAAGAAGAACACGAAATCGACTATTGCCGCCGGCATCATGTTGACGGCGGTGATCATCTGCTGGCGCCAGGAAGAGGAACACTTGATCCTGGCCCCAACCAAGGAAGTCGCAGACAACAGCTTCAAGCCGGCGGCGGCAATGGTTCGGGCGGATGAGGAGCTGTCGGACATGTTCCACGTCCAGGACCACATCCGCACCATTACCCATCGCACGACACGCAATAGCCTTAAGGTGGTAGCTGCCGACACTGACACGGTGTCGGGCAAGAAGTCCGGTCGCATCTTGGTGGACGAGTTGTGGCTATTCGGCAAGCGTGCTAACGCTGTGGCGATGTTCCTTGAGGCGCTTGGCGGCCAAATATCGCGTGATGAAGGCTGGGTGATCTTCCTGACCACTCAAAGTGATGACCCGCCCGCAGGTGTCTTTAAAGAGAAGCTGGCGTACTGGCGCGATGTCCGTGACGGGAAGGTGGTCGACCCGAAGACATTGGGCATTCTGTACGAGTTCCCGGAGGATATGTTGGAGGCAAAGGCCTATCTTGACCCGGCCAATTTCTACTTCACCAATCCCAATATCGGGCGCTCAGTCAGCGCCGAGTGGCTGGAGGATCAGCTCAAGCTGCTGCGCGCCAGGACGGACGGCGCGTTCCAGCAGTTCCTGGCAAAGCACCTCAACGTCGAAATCGGCCTGAATCTGCGGTCTGACCGTTGGGCGGGGGCGGACCACTGGCAAGCGCATGGCGACCCGAGTCTGCGCCACCTTGATGATTTCCTGCTTCGCGTGGAGGTCATAACCGGAGGTATCGACGGTGGCGGCCTAGACGACTTATTGGGGCTTGGGTTGGTAGGTCGAGAGCCTGGGACGGGGCGCTGGCTGCATTGGGGGCGAGCTTGGGCGCATCCGTCCGTGTTGGAGCGCAGAAAGGAAATCGCGCCGCGGTTGCGGGACTTCGAGCACGACAAAGATCTGGTCATCGTCAACCGGATTGGGGACGACGTGGCCGAGTTGGCCGAGATCGTCAAGAGGGTGTATGACGCCGGGCTATTCCCCGAAAAGGAAGGGGTCGGGGTTGACCCTAGTGGCATCACGTTTGCGGAAGCATTTGCAGATGCGGGCATCCCAGACAACGTTCTTGTCGGTGTTTCGCAAGGTTGGCGCCTTGGAGGCACCATCAAGACCGTGGAGCGCAAGCTCGCGGAGGGGGCCTTTTCTCACGGCGGACGCCCAATGATGGCGTGGGCCGTCAGCAATGCGCGCATCGAGCAGCGCGCGAATTCAATTCTCATCACGAAGCAGGCCAGCGGCACGGCAAAGATTGACCCGCTGATGGCGCTTTTCGATGCCGCGCAACTGATGGCGCTGAACCCATTGGCCGGCCCCAAGAAAATTCAACAAGGATTCGTGGTGATGTGATGGGACTACTTTCCAGATTCTTCGGCTCTGACGGCCAGGTGGCGCAGCCAGATAGCCGGCACGAGCCAGCAATTGGCAACATCGCCGACGGCCGGACGGTCTCCTCGTCCGACATCCGCATGTACGAAATATTCGGCGATCCTCGGACCGCGGCAGGTGCGGTGGTCAATGACCAGACTGCTATGCGGGTGTCGGCGGTCTACGCCTGTGTTTCGCTGATCGCTGGATCCATCGCGCAGTTGCCTCTGCCCATCTTCGAGCGCGTGGACGGGGCGCGGCAGCAGGTGGACCACGCGTATTGGTGGACGCTAAACGAACAGTTTTGCCCCACTTGGGTGGCTTCTGCTGCGTGGGAATTTTTGATCACGCAGATGCTGTTGCGGGGCGATGGAATTGCGTACATCGTTCGCAACCGTGCCGGCGCAATGACGAACCTGATCCCGTGGCCCCGTTCCCGTGTGGAGATCCGCGAACAGGAGCGCGAAAGCCCGCGCGAGCTTCGGCGGTTGCAGTACACGTTCTACGACGATAAGGGATTCTTCACGGTCGATCAGGACGACGTGCTCCACATCCCCGGTTTCGGATTTAACGGCATCAGTTCGATGTCGGTGATTCAGTGGGGGGCGCGCAACGGAATTGGTATCGCCATCCAGGGCGACGAACATGCCGGGAAGTTCTTCAGCGAAGGTGGCAAGCCTGAGGTCGCAATCAAGGCGCCGGCGGCCATGTCTTACGACATGCAAGAGGACTTCCGCGCCGCCTGGGTTGCCAAGTATGGCGGCATTCAGGGCAACCGCCGCATACCCCTGATTCTGACTGAAGGGTTAGATATCAAGGAACTCACGATGTCGGCGGTGGACCAGCAATTGCTGGAGTCTCGGCAATGGCAGGTGATCGACATGGCGCGAGCCTTCGGTGTCCCGCCGCACATGATCGGTGAAATGACAAAGTCCAGCAGCTGGGGTAGCGGCATCGAGCAGATGGGTATCGGCTTCGTGAAATACACATTGGCTCCGCACTTGAAGCGGATCAAGGGCGAATTGAACCGAAAGCTGTTCCGCACCGCCCGGTATTTCACCGAGCACAACACGGATGGGCTCATGGCAGGCGATTCCAAGGCACAGGCGGATTACTTCGCCAAGGCGCTGGGCGGGCCTGGTGCGCAGGGCTGGATGAGCGTGGACGAGGTCCGCCGCGTGAAAAACCTCCAGCCCTTAGGCGGTGAGTTTGACCGTCCGGCGCGGGCGGGCATGCAAGCTCCACCCGCACCCGAGGACGATAACGATCAAGAAAGGGAAACCGAGAATGAAAATTCCGAAACTGCTTCAGCTGGCGCGCGATAACGCCTCTGAATCGAAGCCTCTGCGCGCGGAGGCGGACAACGGCGAACATACGATTTACCTGCATGGTGTGATCGGCGGTTGGTGGGGCGATATCGACGCGACCGAATTTTCCAAGACCCTCTCTGGAATCAAGGCCGACACGATCCATTTGCGCATCAACTCGCCAGGAGGCGATGTGTTCGACGCCCGCGCGATGATGACCGCCATCCGTCAGCATTCGGCGAAGGTGGTTGCCCATATTGACGGCTTGGCTGCCTCCGCGGCGACCGACATATGCATGGCCTGCGACGAGGTCGAGACCACGCAGGGGGCATTCTTCATGATCCATAACGCCTGGACAGTTGCCATTGGCAACAAGGCCGACATGCGGGAAGCGGCTGATCTGCTTGAAAAGGTGGACGGTGCGATCACGGCCGACTATGTGGCCCGCTCCGGGCAGTCGGCGGATCAGGTCAAGACCTGGATGGACGCGGAGACCTGGTTCAGCGCCGATGAGGCGCTGGAACATGGCTTTGTGGATCGCATTGTGGAGGCTGCTGCGAAGAAGCCTACCACCTCCAACGCTTGGAATCTGGCGGCCTACCAGAACGCGCCCAAGGCGCTGACCGAGCCGAAACGGCCGGATGTCAGTGACGCCCAGGTCCAAGCCCTGCGAAATGATCTTGAGCGGCGGTTTTCGCTGATCGAGGCCACCCCTGCTTAAGCGGCTCCCGCACGCAGGACAACCCACCGCCTTTGGGCGGTTTTTTTTCGACTGAAGGAACCTAAATATGGCTTTCAATCCTCAAGCCGAGCGGGAGCGCCGCAACGCGCTGGCCAAAGAAACCCGCGCCCTGCTGGACAACAATCCCGGCGCCAACTGGAACGCCGACCACCAGAAGAAATACGACGACAACACGGCGGAAATCGAGCGCATCGACGCCGCCATCGAGCGCCATCAGAAGATGATGGACTTGACGGTCGAAAACGACCTGCATGACGCTGGCGTGCGTGAGCGTGAAACCCGCCCCGGCGCCAAGGGCAACCGCAGTGCCGACGTGGCGCTGTTCGATAAATGGTGCCGTGGTGGCGACAACGCGCTGACCGCCGAGGACTGGACCCAGGTCCGCAACGCCATGAGCGGCAATCCGGCGGCAAATCCGGAGCAGGGTGGCTATACGGTGCCCACCACCGTCGCTAGTTCCATTATCGATACGCTGAAATCGTTTGGCGGCATGCGCGCCGTTGCGGACGTCTTCTCGACCGGCGGCGGCGAACCCATGCAGTACCCGACCAGCGACGGCACGAACGAAGAGGGCGAAATCGTCGAAGAGAACCAGTCCGCAAGCGACGAGGACGTGAGCTTTGGCACGAAGGGCTTGGCGGTTTACAAGTTCAGCTCGAAGGTGGTTACCGTGCCCTGGGAACTGTTGCAGGACAGTTCGTCCAACATCGAGGGCTTCATCACCAAACGTCTGAACACCCGGCTAGGCCGCGTCACCAATCGCCACTACACCGTTGGTCCCGGCGCGGCCGGCCCGATGGGCCTTGTCACCGCCGCTACGGTCGGCAAGATCGGCGCCGTCTCGGCAATCCCGCTGATCGCCTACGACGACCTTGTGGACATCGAGCACAGCGTTGACCCTGCGTACCGCCTGGGCGCCAAGTGGATGTTCCATGACGACATGCTGAAGATGGTTCGCAAGATCAAGGACGACCAAGGTCGCCCGATCTTCGTGCCGGGCTACGAGCAGGGAAATCCTGGCGGCGCACCGGATCGCTTGCTGAATCGTGACATCCAGATCAACCAGCACATGCCGGTGCCGGCGGCCGCCGCCAAGTCCATCGCGTTCGGCGACTTCAGCCTGTACAAGATCCGCGACGTGATGGCGATCACGCTGTTCCGCTTCAACGATTCGGCCTACGTGAAGAAGGGCCAGGTTGGATTCCTGGCCTGGATGCGTTCGGGCGGCAATCTGATCGACGTGGGCGGCGCAGTGAAGCTGTTCCAGCACGGCGCCGCCGCTTAAGCGGCCCCCGGGGTGATCGCGGGCCGGCGGGCGAGTCTCGCAGGCCCGCTCTTTCAAGGAAGAAACCATGGCACGAAAAACGACAGCCGAGGCCGCGCCGAGTAGCGAGCCCCAGGCGGCGCCCGCTCTGTCTGACCAGGCGAACGCATCCGCTGCTGCTGCTGCTGCTGCTGCTGCTGCTGGTGAGGCCGGCGCTGCCGCCCCGGCCGCGCAGAACGGCGATCCCCAGGCCCAGCATGTGCCGCCCGCCTCGCCGAGCGAAGCCCCGGCAGTGGGGGCGCTGGGCTCCGAGGGAACGGCTACCAATGAGAGCGCTATCGTTCCGGCTCCTGCAACTGGCCTGGACACTCGCCAACAGATAAAGGCGCTGGTGCTGCATGACAGCATCTACGGCAAGTGCGGTGAGGTACGAGAGTTCGATGCCGAACACGTTCCTGCGTTGAAAGGCGCTGGGTATATCGACCCCCACCCGAACGCGGTGGAATCGGCAGGGAGCTAAAGATGCTGCGCCTGATTACCGCCGCGACGTCCGAGCCCGTGAGCGTGGCACAGGCAAAGCGACTTCTGCATATTGACCACGACGCGTTGGACGAAGACATCCCCGGCGTTATTACCGCGGCGCGCGAGCTGGTCGAGCGCAGGACGGGCTTTGCGCTGGCCGAGGCATCGTACGAATGGACGCCAGTTGGCGGCCGGGAAACCCCGCTGCCCATCTGGCCGGGAGAAACCTCCAGCGAACCCGGTGCGTTCCCGGTTCTATTCACAAGCAAGCCGGGCCCGGTACCGGAGCCGTTGAAGCTCGCAATTGTCATGCTGGTGGGGGACATGCTCGAAAACCCAGAGGCCGCGGGAGAGCGGGTTCTCCATGAGAATCCGGGATTCGCGCGCCTGGTCTTCCCCTTTACCCGGGTGCTGCCATGACGGCCCGAGCGCGGAATCGCCGCATTCTGATACAGCGCCGCTCTGGCGAGGTTGATGATGCCGGCCAGCCTCTGGACGAATGGGTGGATGTCGGCCCCCTTTGGGCGGGCATTGCGAATGAGACGGGCCTGGGGGCGATTCGGTCCAGCTTGCAGGGGAACGTATCGCAGTCCATCGCGCGTTACAGCTTCCTGGTGAGCTTTGAGGCCGTCAGGGCGCTGGGCCTTGACGCGGGAATGCGCGTGCTTCACGACGGCGAGGTATTCGAGGTCAAGGGCATTACCCGCGACTTCAAGGACCGCAAGAGCGCGTTCGTGATCTGCGAGCAAGGGGGCAACGATGGCTAATGGGCTTCAGGCGACCTTCGACACGTCCGGCTGGGCCACTGGCTTGGACCGCCTGCTTGGGCCCGCACGCGTCAGCCTAGCGCGGTCCATGGCCGTCGCCGGCGGAGAGGTGCTACGGGATGAGGCCAAGGCCCGCGTGAACACGCGTAACGGCGTCTTAGCCAACGCGATCTATCTCGCGTTCCGGGAAGCGTACTCCACCGATAAAGAGGTCCAGTACGCCGTCACCTGGAACAAGAGCAAGGCACCTCACGGGCACCTGATTGAGTTCGGCCACTGGCGGATCTATGCAGTGATTCGCAAGCCAGACGGCAGCTATGTGACAGACAAGCGCCGCAAGCTGCCGTCGCCCAAGTGGGTACCTGCCTATCCGTTCCTCCGGCAGGCGTACGAGGCAGCGTCGACACGGGCGCATGCGGCAATGATCCAGCGCGGGCGCCAGCGGTTGCCGGAGCTTCTGGCGGATCAGGAGGTGCGAGATGAGCCTTGACGCAAGCTTGAAGTCCCTATTGGGACCCCTGGTGGGTGGGCGGGCGTACCCGGACGTCACCCCCGACAAACCCGTGTTCCCGCTGATCGTCTACCAGGGCGCCGGCGGGAAGGAGCAGTGGTACGTCGAAGGCAAGCGGCGCGAAAAACGCCACCAGCGCGTGCAGCTTTACGTTTGGTCCACAAGTCGCGTGGAGGCGAACGCCATTGCCGATGCAATCGGCACCGCGCTTTGTGAAAGTGACTTTCCTGCCGTGGAACCCTACGGCGCACCGGTCAGCCTCTACGAAGAGGCGATCAAGAAGTACGGCACGCGCCAGGACTTCGGTATCTGGTTCCTTCCTTCGTAATTCAGCCCCTTTCACATCCGACCCGGCCCCGCGCCGGTTTTTTTCATTTGAGGAACACAAATGTCTTCCATTTTCATCAACGGCACGCAGTTTCGAGTGTCCAAGACTCTCAGCGCGATGGTCGCCATCAGCGCTATCTCGAATGCGGCGAGCCCCGTCGCTTCCACGGCAACGCCGCCGAGTGCTGGCGACGTCCTGGTGATCAATTCCGGCTGGCCCGCTCTTGACGAGACGGTGTGGCGCGCAGCTGCGCCCACGGCCGATGGCTTCGAGCTGGAGGGCGCCGATACGACGGTACAACGCCTGTATCCGGTCGGGAAAGGCGCGGGCTCGTACCGAAAGGTCTTGGATTGGTTCAGTTTGGACCAAATGCAAGACGTGCAAATCACTGGCGGCGAGCAGCAGAACTACCAGTACCAGTACGTGGAGGATCTCCGCAGCCAACAATTGCAGAAACCCACCTTCAAAACGCCGGTGGTTCTGACATTCACCATGGACTATGACCGCAAGAAGGAATGGTACGGCGAGCTGATTGCAGCTGACATTCTGAAGGCGCCCGTTGTGGTGGAGGCTGTCTATCCCGATGGAGGCGTCGTCTACTACTACGGCTTTCCGGCGTTCAACAAGAACCCGGTTGGTGGCGCCAACACCAACCTGCAGAACTCCTTCGTTCTGTCGCTGCGCGCGGACACCACCACTTACGAGGGCGTGTAATGACGTTCATCATCAAAGCCAATCCGACGATCGACGCCGCCATCACGATTACGGGTCAGGGGCGTTCGCAGAAGCTGAATGTCACCTTTCGCCATAAGACCAAAGACGAGTACGACGGCCTTATGGACCAGCTGCGGGACGAAGCGATCACGACTTCGGATCTTCTGTTGGAACTGATCGAGCGATGGGATGCGGATATGCCGCTCGAAGATCCGTCCATCAATTTCCTGCGGCAACACCAGCCGGGGGCGGATTACGCGATTGTGGAGGCCTACAACAAGGCGATGCAGGTCGCGCTCGCAAAAAACTGAAAGCGGCGGTGGCGGCGTTTTATTGGACTCCGCCATCCGCCGAGGCGTTGGCGAAGGCCGGGATCCGTTCCCAGCCTTCGAATTTCAAGCGGCCAGCTGTCGAGATCTGGCCCGACTACGCAGAGGCTTTTTCGCTGTTCGCTCGGAACAGTTCGCAATGGCGGGTCGGGGCGGGCGGGCCGGTAGGTCTGGATTACGGGGTCCTCTACACCGATATGGATCTGCACGGCATTGAACGGGGTAGGTGGCCAATGCTGATGGATCTCCTGCGGCAGATCGAGCGTGCGGCGCTGGAATTCATTCATAAGAGCTGAGATATGGCACAGGAAAGCATTGGAACTGCGAGGCTAGACATTGTTGTCGATACCACGCAGTTCGATACCGCGATTGCTTCGGCCAAGCGTGGCACCAGCGATATGTCGCAGGCCGCGCAAGCGGACTATACGAAGCTGGCCGCTGTGGAGCGCCGCCGTGTTGACGCCTTGGTGAACCAGGCCAACACCATAGGGATGACCCGAAAGGAGCAGATCCTATACAACGCGGCCCTGCGTGGCGTGCCGACTTCGATCTTGGATGAGCTCAAGACCAAGCTGGCAGCGACCGGGACAGCAGCTGCTGCGGCGGGCAAGCAGCTGAATCAATACGGGGTCAGTGCCGCCCAGCAGTCTGCCGCGCTTCGCGGCGTGCCGGCACAACTTACGGACATCGTTGTGTCGTTGCAGGGCGGCCAACAGCCGCTTACGGTGTTGCTCCAGCAGGGCGGTCAGCTGAAGGATATGTTCGGCGGCATCGTGCCGGCGGCTCGGGCGCTCGGCAGCACGATTGTAGGATTGGTGAATCCGTGGACCGTCGCGGCAGGCGCTGTGGCGCTGTTCTCCACCGCTATCGTGGCCGGCAAAGGCGAACTGCCCGAGTTCACCAAGACTCTGATTCTGAGCGGAAATGCGGTCGGTCAGACGGCATCAGGGCTATCTGACCTGGCGACGCGCATTGCGGGCGTGGCGGGAGCGCGTGGTAAGGCCGTTGACGCTTTGAACCTGATTGCAGGCTCAAGCAAGATTGCTGGCCAGAACATTGAAGTAATCGGGGTCGCCGCGGTCGCGATGAACCGGGTCACCGGTAAGGCTATCGCGGATATCGTCCAGGAGTTTGAAGGGTTGCGCGGTAAGCCGACCGAGGCTATCGCAGCGCTCAACGAGCAACAGCACTTTCTGACGTTGGAGATATATCAGCAGATCGCGGGCCTGGAGCGACAGGGTAGGACGCAGGAAGCTGCGGCGCTGGCGCAGCGGACGTATGCCGAGGCGGTGAAACAACAGGCTGATGACGTGCGTCAGAACCTGGGAACCCTGGAAACGGCATGGGATGCCGTCAAACAGGGCGCCAGCAGCGCGTGGGAGGCGATGAAGGGGGTTGGCAAGGCTCCAACCTTCGACGAGCTTACCGGCCGCTTGAAAGAGGTCAATGCTGAGCTTCGGAGCCTGCGGGACAATGCGGCGGGTCTAAGCGATGAGTCTGCGGCGTTCACGGGTGATGGTGGGCGGGCGGCCCGCCGGCGTGCCCGCCCCGTTGAGAACGAGAGCCGCAGGCTGAATGCCGAAGCCGCAATGCTGCAACAGCAACGCGATGAGGCCGCCATCGTAGGATGGCAAAAGCGGCGGGAAGCGGAGAAGGTTGCGGCGGCAGCGCGCCTGGCAGCACTAGGCAAAGAGACGGAGACCAACAAGCAAAAGCGCGATCGCGAGATTGCGCAGGTCAAGAAGGACGCCGAAATCACGGGCGCCACCCTTGAAGCCCAAAATAAGCTGATTGGTCAGATCAACGATAAATACGAGGACCCCGCAGCCAAGGCGTACACGGACAGCGCGGCGACTAAGCTGTTGCAGCAATTCCGCGACGGCGAAGCGGCGCTCAAGGCCCAGATCACCAGCGAAGATAAGTTGGCAAGCTGGGGTAAGAAGCGTGCTGAATTCGAGCAGCAGATTGCCGACCTGAAGGGCAAGCAGGTCCTGACGGCGGATCAAAAGAGCCTCCTGTCGCAAAAGGACCAGTTGCGCGCGCAGCTCGACCTAAACGTGGCTGCGGAAAGTCAATTGCGCACCAAGCAAGAGACCGCCAAGGTTGAAGCCCTGCGCACAAGCCTTGCATCTTCTCGCGACCTGGAGGGGCGACAGTACGACGACCAGGTTGCAGCCCTGGGGCTGGGAAGCCGCTCGCAGGAGGAGCTTCGTGCAAGGCAAACGATCCTTCGGGACTATCAGCGCCAAATGGATCAGTTTTCCAAGGCGCGATCAGCCGATCAGATCAGCCAAGGCACATTCCAGAAGGAAACAAATCTCCTGCGCGAGCACCTTGATAAGCGTCTGGCGATGCAGCAGGACTATTTCGACAAGGTGCGCGGTGCCCAAGGTGATTGGACGGTCGGCGCGACATCGGCATTGCAGGACTACGCCGACGAGGCGGCGAACGTGGCCGGCGGCGCCAAATCCGCTTTTTCCACGTTCTTCCAGGGCCTGGATGCCTTTGGCACGACCGCCATAACAAAGCTCAAGCTTGACTTTCGGAGCCTTGGAAACGTTGCGCAAGGCGTGCTTGCTGATATCGCAAAGATGCTGGTCCAGCAGAACGTGACAGGGCCCCTGGTGGGCTTCCTAAGCAGCGCAATCGGCAGCCTGGCCGGAAACTGGACAACCACAAGCTCCAGTAATCCGTGGAGCCTTTCTTCGCTGGGGTTGCTGGAAGGGCGAGCCTCTGGCGGGCCAACCGCACCGGGGACCTTCTACGAGGTCAACGAAGAAGGCCCGGAACTCTACAACTACCGGGGGCGGACATACCTGATGTCGGGAAGCGACGGTGGCTTTGTCACGCCCTTGACCAAGTCGGCTGCGGCGGCGGGCGAGACAGCGCAAGGGCCCCGCATAACGATCAATAACAACGGTACGCCCCAGGACTACAGCGTGGAGCGCCTGACCCGCGATGAAGTGGTATTGATCGCGCGAGACCAAGTGTACGAACAGGGCCCTCAGATGATGGAGTCCCAGTTTGGGCGTCCAGGTTCCCGCGGATCTCGGGCCGTGACGAAGAACTTTAAGACTGAGCGAAGCCGATGACGGATTTTCTTGTAATGCCATTCCGTCCTGTTGTGGCTGGATATGTTCCGAGCCTGGGGGACGGCTCACAACGCATCGCGTTGGAAGGCGGAAGCGGTCGATACCGTGCAGGTCCTCAAGGGGCCCCACACATGGTGTCAGCCACTTACGTTGTATTTGGCGAAGAGTTCGACCTTCTCATGGGGTTCTGGCGGGACATGCGCCGCGTGGGCGGCGGTCCCTTCTACGCCGATTTGGTTATTGACAGCAGCACCAGTCGGCGCTACGTCGCTCACTTTATGCCCGGCGAGGCGCGGCCGTCCCCATTAGGCGGTAATGGCTGGGCGGTGACGTTTCAGTTGGAGGTGGATTCCCTGCCCGAGTTTGACGACGAAACACTGGACTACTGGGGGTCTCTGGTCCTGATGATAGCCATCTACGGGAGCATTCCCGCCGCAAGAGAAATCATGACCCTCCTCGCCAAGCTTGCAAACGAGGATTTTCCTCATGCCTGATATCACTGAGGAGTACACAGATTTCTTCTTTGGTGCTTCGCGTAGGGTTGCGGAGATTCGGGCTTTGGAGATAAGCCAGCCCAGCTTTTCACAGGTTTGGCGATTGCAATCGGCTTATCGAGAGGGGCTCTGGGCGCGTCTAGAGTCGAGCGAGCTGGTGTTCTTCCAATACGTTCCGATGGTCCTAAGACAGCTTGAGGACCGGGGCAGCTTGGATTTCGGCATGAACGTGATGCTGGGAGATCTTGGTGAAATTCTGCCGGATGAGATCCAACGCGCCCGTTCGGCGGGGACGCTGCGGACGTCGCCACCGACTGTCGTTCATCGGTCTTATCGGTCTGACAACCTGAACCGGCCAATGTTCGGACCGATCGTCTTGAGAGCGCAACCCATCACACGGTCTCCGGAGGGGGCGCAGTTCGACGCGACTGCACCGTATGCAAACATTAGCAAGACTGGGATGCTGTATCGGCCTGACTTGTTTACCGCGCTTTGGGGCTTTGTATGAGCATTGATTTCTTGCTATTCCGCGAGTACGACCGCAAGACATACAACTGCCTGCACTTCGCCGCCGAAGCGTGGGAGTTCCTGACAGGCGATGCCAGACTGCGGAAAGTGAAAGAGGGGGATTTCCGGGCAGGAAAACTCTCGACGCTCTTTCGCGGTATGAGACGTCACGACCGACCGACGGTGAAACCGTCGCTGGTGCTCATGGAAACCATGGGCGGCGAGGCGCATATCGGTGTTTGCCTGCGTCGCAGACTGCTGCACATCGATGATAGTGGCCCCCAATTCTTCCTTGTAGAGGCCATGACGGCCATGTACAAGAACATGAGGTTCTACTCTTGATCACCGTTCATCTATATCGCGCACCCGATAAGCCTATGGAGAAGCGCACGGTCAGCGACCTGCTGTCGTTTCTGAAAGCTGAGTTTGGACCGCAGTTCCCGGCAGGTGGCAGGATTACAGACCAGGCTTCAGGGGCAGATGTGACACCGCGGCGGGAGGAGGACATCATTGCGTTGCGCCGAATGCGTGGACCATTTGTTGTAGAGGTATTTCCGCAGGGTCCGGAAACCTGGACGGCCATCGCCGTATCCATAGCCGTTTCAACGGCATCAATGATTTTGACGTCCATCCTGGCGCCAGAGCCGCCGCATGCGACCGCGCGCAACGTACAGAAGGAGTCGCCAAATAACGGGTTGTCGGAGCGTACGAACCGCGTGCGCGTCAATGGCCGCGTGCCCGATATCTATGGTCAGGTCCGATCGACCCCGGATCTGTTGGCGCAGCCCTATCTGGTCTTCGAAAACCATGTAGAAAAGGAAGTCGCGTTCATGTGCGTGGGGCGTGGCGCGCACCAGATTCACGACGTGCGCGATGACACCACCCTGATCGCCGAAATCTCTGGGGCTTCGGTGGAGGTTTACGCCCCGTTCACGTCGCCGAACAGTGGCCACGCGCCGCAACTGCGAATCGGCAACGCGATCAATTTGCCGGTGACGGCGGCCAAGCGCGCGAACAGCGTGAACGGGCAGACGCTACAACCTCAGGACTATGGCAGCGTCATCCGGCGGGGCATGGTGTTCCGGTCACCGAACGAGATTGTGTCGCAGGACGCGGATCTGGACTTTTCCGAGTTGTTTATACCCGGGGACGTGATCGCGGTGCAGAATGCCGCGCAGACACAGGGCACGTTTTCCTACACGCCCGCGGATGGCGCTGAATTCCGCGTTGAGGACACACTATCGCCCACGTGGGGTGAGCTGACCTTCTCGGGTGATCACCGGGCCGACTGGGGCGCCGGTCAGATCGTGACCCTGTCTAACGGCGTGGTGACGTGGACCGGAACTACAGGCGGGGACGCGGATCTGCCATATGGGGCCAGCAGTAACGTCGCTGGCATCTACGGCGTGCTATCTGTCGCGTTCAACAGCTTTGACGCCGTCACGACTATTCGCCTCGACGTCACGCAGAATTTCTCGGCGTGGCGTGCCTTTCGCGGCGCGCCGACGGCAGTGACCGGCTCACCCGTGCTGACGCGACCGTCTGGAGTAGTCCAGTTTGATCTTTCCGGACAGTACACGGTCACCACGGTCACCAGCTCGCTGCTCACGCTCAACAACCCGGCGGGCGTGAACCCGGCCTGGATGGTGATGCAGACCGAGTATGGCGGCCAGTCTGTCGTCATGAACCCGACGATCAGCACGACAGGGGAGCGCTGGGTGGGGTGGTTCAGCGTGGAAAGCGTGCGGCCTATCAGCCGCATCATCTCCAATGTGATCGCGCTCAATGGCCTGTACAAGGACAACGGACGCCAGCAGTATCGTCGGGATGTCGTGTATCGCATTGAGGCTCAGCGGGTCGATGCCGGTGGCACCCCGTATGGGGACGTGCTTGCGTTCGAACGGACCATTCTGGGGTCTGCCGTCACGCGCTCGGTGCGGGCGGACACCTTGGACGCGCAGCTGACCGGCCCGGCCAGCGCGCGCTGGCGGCTGCGGGCCAGGCGCCTGACGAATTCCGACACCGATTTCGAAGGGTCTGTGGTTGACGAGATCAAGTGGCGCGATCTATATGCCTGCTCGCCGGTGGAGCAGACTCACTTCGGAGACGTGACGACGGTGCAGTCTGTGACCCTCGCAACGGACGGCGCGCTGGCTGTCAAGGAGCGCAAGCTGAACACGTTGGTTACGCGAATGCTGCCGCGGCGGATTTCGGGGTCCAGCTTCACGACCGAGCTATATCCAACCCAAAATGTTGCAGACATTGTTTCTGCGATCTGCCTGGATCCGTTGATAGGGAATCGCGCTGCGGCGGAAGTTGATTTTGACAATATCTACAACACGGTCCAGGAGATTCGCGATTACTTCGGCATTGATGTCGCGCAATTCAACTACACGATCGATAGCGACAACCTCTCATTCGAGGAAACGCTATCGATGATCGCCGAGGCTGTCTACTGCCGAGCGTATCGGCGTGGCAGCGTCATCCGGCTGTTCTTCGAGCGGGAGGGCGAGGACTCGACCATCCTCTTCAACCACCGAAACAAGCTACCGGGATCGGAGAGGCGCACCGAGGGCAGTGCGATTGATAATGATGGTGTGGAGTATCAGTGGATCCGTCCGGAGGATGATTCGCCGGTCACGATTTACTTGCCCGAGGACCGTTCCGCTGTAAACCCCAAGCGTATCGAATCGGTTGGTGTGCGGATCGAAGCGCAGGCCCACATACACGCGCACCGGGCCTGGAATAAGCTGCAATTTCAGGATGTCGCGACGGAGTTCGACGCGTTGCCCGAGGCGAATTTGCTGGCTGTGACGGAACGGATCCGGAATGCGGACAATACGCGCGGGCGAAGCGGCGACGGTGAAATCGTCGATGTTGCTGACGATGACGGCCGGCTTGTCGGGCTTTCTCAGTCGTTTGAATGGGTGCCAGGCCAGGCTTATCGCATCTTCTTGCAGAACAGTGATGCAACCGTAGAGTCCATGGCGGTTCGGTCCGGGGGTAGCCCGCGATTGGCACTGCTTGAGCGAGTGCCGCGCACGCCGATCATCCTGCGGGGTGAGGGCTACAACCCCACCGGCTACATCATTGGGCCGGGAGACAGCCCGCACGAGGCAATGGCCTTTCTTGTCGATGAGAAGGGCACTCCGAACGATGACGGGACCATCCCGTTGAAAGCAATCAACTACGACCGCCGCTACTACAAGAACGACCACGACTTCCGTACATAGAGCGAATTTCTACCAAAACCACCCAGCCCCGCCTTCGAGCGGGGCTTTTTATTGCGAGTGCCCGATGGCATATATCACCCCCCAGGAATTACGGGATGCGTCCGTCGACGCAAAGACGCTGGAAAAATTCGATACCGACCCGGCGGGCGTTCCGAACATCAACCGTATCGGCGTCGATGTCGAAAATTTGGAGACGCTTCGGCGACGTGTCCTCGATACCGCGTCTCAAGCTGCGAACCTGCAGACCTATCTTTCCTACGACAGTCCATCGGTGAAGCGGATGGTCGACGATGTCGGCCAGCCCGTTGGCACAAAAGGGCGCGTTTCGCAGGATGCGGACCCTACCAAGAATGGTGATTGGGACTGGAACGGAGCGGACTGGGCATATTCGCCGATGCAGCCGATCGACCGAGCGGATTTGGCCTCTACCGATGCTGTGGCCCAGGAGGCGTTGAGCGCGGCTACTGCCATTCCGGTGAGGGACACGGAAGACGAGGATATTGAAGTTCTACTGGACGGGGTTGGTCGGGTGGGGCGCCGGGTCGATCCGAATGCTGTTCACCACATTCCTGCCATCAAGATCGGCGTTGACACTGCCAATGCGGATTACAGCCTTGACGTGGGCTCCTTTAAGGTCAGCAATGACGGGACGAAGCTTCATGTAGGTGGGTTGGTCTACACCGTCTTGCAGAATGACGAATACATGGTCGCTATCGTCGACCAGACGAATCAGATTGCCGCGGGCGTGAAGTGGACTGGCGAAACCGTCATTGGGTATATGCCCGGCTTCGCGAAGGGCGAGGAAGTCGAGGCTTTGGCGGGAAGGGTTGCCGCGCTGGAGACAGGGAAAGGCGGCGGTAGCGGCGGCGGGGTTGCGCCCGTGGTCGGCTACGTCGATGGCACGAGCATTCATGTGTACGGCCCGGACGGCACCGACGCGGTAGCGCTCGACCTGACGCCGCTGGTGGCGGGAGTCTCGGACCCGCGCATCCGCATAGAGGGGCAGACGGCCGCGGTATTGACGAATCGCGGGCACTTCGGTGCCCCGGCGCCTACCGCGGTCGCAATCGAGCCGCGCCCTGACGGTTCGCATCTCGTTGTCGATCCCACGCGCAAGCTCTGCTACGTGGTTCCCAGTGTCGGGCAGAGCAACTGCGTGGGCAGCAGGGGCGTTCCTGCAGATATCCCGTTCTTCCTGTCCGGGAACTATGGCGAGTCGTTGATGATGCTGGACGGCCCGCCCGGCAATGGCGTTCGTCTGACGTATGGTGCGCAGGTGTTCGACCCGGCGACGGTGAGTCGGCTAGTCCCTATGAAATCGATGGTCCGCCGTGCCGCGACCGATCCGGACACTTATGGCCTGGGCGTCACGCACGTCGAAGGTTTGGGCTTCCGCCTCGCCTACGAATTCCGTGAGGCCTTCGGGTTCGATCCGTTCATGGTGATGTTCACGGCTGGCATGGGCGGGAAGTACTACGACGAGCTGAAGAAGGGCACCGTCGCCTATTCGAATCTGCTTGCCGCCGTGCAGCGTGTGAAGGAATTGGTAGAGCCGGACGGGTATCGGGTGGTGGTGCCATTCGTGGCGATCGTCCATGGCGAATCGGATTCCAACCGAAAAACGTACCGGCAAGGGATCGGTGATTGGCAGGTGGATCTGCAAACGGACATTCGCGCCATTACGGGCCAGGCTTCGGAAATCCCATGCATTTGCTCGCAGGCGTCGACGTTCGGCAAGCTTGTGCCCGATCGGCAGATCCTGGGCGCCGTGCCATCTTCGCAAAGCTCTATGGGGCGGGTGATCTGGGGCGTGTATTCGACCTATCTGGCGTGCAAGGCTCGGACCACGCACCACATGGCCGGCGCCTACTACCCCCTCGAATTTTCCGACGACTATTTGCACCTGAGCAAGGATGGCCACGCGCTCAATGGCGAATACCTCGCCATGACTGCCATGGCCACGGTATTCGGGACCAAGAACCATGGCGCCATCATGCCGAGCGGCGTGGAGTTCGACGGCACCAGCGTTGTGACGATCCAGTTCGATGTGCCGGTAGGCCCATTGGTGCGGGACCAGGATATCGATGACCCGGGCCAATGGGGGTTCGAGATCTTCGACGGTGACGGCTGGAGCATGACGCACCCGGATCACTACCCCGGCGTAACGATCACTCCTGAATTCGTGGATGGTCGCACCATTCGCTTGACGTGTTCCGCGCCGATCCCGGCGGGGCCTCAACGCAGTGTTGGTTATGCCTTGCAGGGCTGGCTGGCTCCGAAGGAGTCGGGCCAAGGGTCTCGCGGGCAGATTCGCGATTCGTCGCCGGAGGTGTCGATCACCAACGGCCAGCCGCTCCCCAACTGGATGCCGCATTTTCTTGAACTGTTCTAAACGAGGAACGACATGACCGTTGTTACCAGAGCTTCAAATACCTTTACCGCGCCGAACCTGCCCATCATGTCGGATCTGATCAAGGCCGGAATGGTGCTAGGCCTGCGGCCCGTGCAAACCACTGGGGTGATCGACATTTCCCCGTCTCAAGCGTCGCTGACAGCGGTTGGCGCGCCCACGATGACCGCGGCGGGCGTTCGCGTGGGGCCGATGAACTACTACCGCTCCAATGTCCAGGAGCCGAGGAACCTGACGCTCATTGCTGGCTTTCGTATCAGCTCCGGGCCATCGCTTAGCGGGACGGCGCAGCTGATCGGCAGTCTGCGGGGGAGTTTTTCTGCATCGAACGGTTCGGGGATCTATGCCGGCCTCTTCGCGAGCAGCCCGAACTACATCGGGCTGACCTATGGATCGAGCAATGGTCCTGGCGGCTCGCGCGCGTCGGTGTTCCCGACCGGCGTTGTGATTGCGCAGCCCGCACCGACGAACTACGTCAGCCCATGGTTGTGGTGCGCGGTGACCATCGATTCGGATGGCATCGCCGGACGGCGGTATGTCGCGAAGGCCGAAGGGCCGATCGTTGCCGTGGCTGCCAATGGCTTGACGGCCGCTATGGGGGATCGGGACAGAGCGTCGCTCATCCTGGGGGCTTTCGATGACGTGGCCGTTGACAATCATTGGCGTTTCGAGATGGCTGAGTTGCTGGTCTATAACCGGGCGTTTTCGGAGGCCGAGGTGCAGCAGCAGTACCGCGATTCGTCGCTGTACATGAAGGCCATCGGCGCCCAGATCGGAACCTGACCCCCAACCCTTTCCCTCGCCCGCTTCGGCGGGCTTTTTTTCATCCATACGGGAGGCAACTATGCGAACCGTCTACAGGAGCAGTGCAACTATGGAACCAGGTTCTACGGGGCTGGGAGGCCTTGCGGCTTTGAAGGTCGCGATGGCCTATGGGGTGCCGGCGGCGGTGGCAGCCATGCTGGGTTTGCTGATTATGCCGCCACGGTCTGCGCGCGAGTTCACTGTCCGCACGATTTCGACGGTTGCTTGCTCGTTCATGTTCGGCCCGGCGCTCGCCGCTGGCGTCATCGCCTGGAAGCCGGGGCTGATGGACGCAATGATCTGGCTGTCGCAGCACGGCTCCGGGAGCGATGACGCGCTGCTGGCGAAGTTCTACGTGCTAGGGCCGAGCATGCTGCTGGCCGGCTTGCCTGCGTGGTGGGTGTTGGGGGCGTACATGCGATGGATGGCAAGCATGCGCCAGAAGGGGCTGCTTGAATGGCTGGCCGAGGCGCGCGCGAGACTCTTCGGTGCGCGGCCTGGTGGGGAGGGGTGATTGTGGATCTGAAGACTGTTATTGAGGTCGCAATCGAGCCGGCGCTCGCGCTCTTGCCGTCGAAGATGGACACTGCGGCGGCGCGCGTGATGCTGCTGGCCATCGGCCTACAAGAAAGCCGGTTTCTGCATCGCCGACAACTGGGCGACGGGCCCGCTCGCGGCCTGTGGCAGTTCGAACGCGGCGGAGGCGTGCGCGGCGTGCTGACCCACCCCGCCAGCCGGGAATACGCCTATCGGATTTGCAAGGTCCGGGACGTTGAGCCCATTGCCGCGGCTGTTCATCCGGCGCTGGAGACGGATGATGTGCTGGCGGCAACCTTCGCCCGCCTGCTCATGTGGACCGATGCTTGGAGCCTGCCACCCATGGGAGACGCCCTAGGCGGCTGGGGACTTTATACGCGCACCTGGCGGCCCGGAAAGCCTCATCCGCAGACCTGGGCAGCGCTGTACGGCCAGTCTGTTGCCGAAGTAAGGGGAGAGCATGTTGGCATGGTTTGAGCGCGTCAAGGGCGGCCTATTGCTCATTGGTCTGGCGCTGGCCGCACTGGTCAGCATTTTCTACCGCGGGCGCGCGACCGGCCGTCAGGCGGAGCGGCAAGAGCGGGCGGACCAGGTCAACGAACAGGCGGCACAGGCCCGCCAGGAGGTGCGGAATGTGCAGCAGGAAACGGCCCGTATGGGTGATGATGCTATTGCTGATGAGCTTAAGCGTGACTGGGTGCGTGACGCCCGCCCGCGTCGGCGTTGAATACTGCGACCATGCAAGACCGGTCTATTTCAGCGATGCGGGGCAGGTCGATGCCACACCCGCAGATATTCGTCGGCAGATCCGGGATGGCAATGCCACTTGGCGGACGCTCTGCACTCCGTCTTAGGCCGCAACGGCCGGCGGAGCATAGGAACGTACTGCCTTCCCTGAGATCCACGACCATAAGAAAAACGCCCCGATTGGGGCGCAGGTCATTTCAGTCGGATTGTCGCGCTATGGCGCGGGGAACGGATCGGGCCCCTCCGCCGGGCCATGACCGCCAAGTCTCGGCCTCTCTCGTCCATCCCGCTTCCCAGGCATCAACCTTGCTACGCCACGCAGCTATCGATTCGCCTGTATGGCCGGGCATTTGCATCGCTCGATAGTACGGGCAGTCCCACAACGTCAGGCCTTTGCGGGCTGCGGCGGCCCCTAGCTTTTGGATGTATTCGCGGTTCATTGCCGTCCTCCAAAAGTAGATGACAGGATGGTCAGTATTGCGCAACTGCGAAACCGATTGCAATAGTGTTGCGGCACTACAGGCGAGGTTTATTCTGTACTTTTGGGCCAGGCGCTGAAGGTCTGTCCGCCTTGCAGGTGTCCGTGATGGAACATGTCCCATCGTGTGGCGCGAACGGCGTCAAGGTGCGTGATCGGGAATGTCGATTGCTGCTGACGTTTCGGCTCGAAAAAGAGAGGCGACAGCCATGCTACGGGACGAACTACTTGCAAAAATGATCGTTCAGGATGGGACGGATCGAAATTTTGACGACTGGGCAGATGTGTTGACTGAATTCGCTGACTGTCTGGCTCAGATCAGTCCGCGATTGAGTCCGGACGAGTGCGACAAGCTGGTTGAGGTGGGCGTGGGCTTCTACCGCACTTTGGCCAGGGCGGAGCAGTACCGCCGAACGTCGGTGCGTGGGGACTAGGGAGTGCGGGCCGATTCACTGTTTGGTCCACTGCATTCTAGCGAGGTGCCATTCCCTTGCGCAGCTTGTCCGGCGTCTCCATCATTTCCTGCACGTCTTGGTCGCGTTCGATCACACAGGGCTCTTCCCGCAGCGCCTGGATGAAGTCGTCGTAGAGACTGCCCGTGATGCCGGCCGGGCGCTTGAAGTCGCCCGACAGCTGGTAGGCGCGCAGAACGACCGAACGCAGACGCTTGACCTCCCATAGTAGGGTGATCACATCGGCGTTCCATGACTGGCGCTCACGGATGGCGCGTAGGTCGGCGTGGAAGAGGGGCGGTTTGAACGGCATAGCGGAAAATACTGGTTGAATATCCAGTATAGTCCGCCTTTATTAGGGTCACTTCATCGGCGTGGCCACCAGACTTTCAGCGGGGAACGGCGTCAGGAAATCGCGGCTTGCCTCGGCCGGCGCGGTCAGCCAGTCGCCGTACGCGCCTTCAGGCAGGATGACGACCATGCGCTTTTCCTTGCCGGACTGGTGGTAGTCGCGGAACAGTGGATCTTGGTCGGCGTTGATGGTCAGCATGGTGTAGCTTTCCTGCACCTGGCCATCGGCGTCGCGCCAGCGATCCCAGAGGCCGGCAATCCCTATCGGCGCGCCGTCGGCCCGGGTGAAGCGCGTAGCCACCGCGGTGCCGGATCTCCAGTCGGGTTCGAAGATGGCGTCGGCCGGAATGATGCAGTGCTGCGCACGGCGCCAGGCGTTCCCGAACGTGAAGGACTTTGGCGCCGTCTCGCTGCGCGCGTTGAACGTGGATAGCTTGCCGGCTTTGTGCAGGCCGTCCGCCTTTGTCATCGCGCTGATCAGACCCCACCGCCCTACGACGGCTTCGCGCTCTGGCACGGCCTCGTCGCCGGCGTCATGCTCCACCGGCCGGCGCACGAACACGCCCTGATACCTGGGCCACATGTCGTACTTGCCGATGGCCGCCGGCTTCTCGCGCACGCCGAATTTCTTGAGCAACAGTTCGGCGTCCTTCAGCGTTTGGTAGTGGCTGCACATGGAACCCTCCAAGGAGGATTCCAGTATAGGGGCAGCCTATATGTTGCTATAACCTCGGCTGTGGTAGCTGTGCACTATGTGATTGAGGCGAATCGCATGGTCCAAGACTTTGCCGCTCGCGGTCACCAAATTCGTATTCCGTTCGAAGGTATCACCTCCGCCCAGAACAAAAGTCTTTCCGCCATGAAAGAGATTGTTCCGGACACGTCTTACCATGAGCAGGCTCTGATGGGCCGCGCTGCCTGTTGGGACTGGAGAATCCTCCCATTCGAGCCCGGATTCCTTGATGACCTGCTTCCTGGGCGGATTTTGAACTAGATAGATCACGGAATCTCGGAACGACTGGTTGTCAATAGCATCAAAACCTGCCTTGATCGAGCTAGCAAATTTGTCCCAGTGAGCGCAGGCAGCGCCATTTGCCATCGTGGCAAAACCACCTTGCTTAAGAGCATTTTCGGCACGCATGAACGCGTCCATGAAATCCATCGCGAGATGGCGTGGGAGCTTAAGGGATGCGAATGGCTGGAGCGTCATGGTGGTTTTTTTGATGTTGAATGTTGGCTTACAAAAATTAACATGAAGCAGTCGGCCGAGTTAGGTATCGGCATGCGTCTTCAGCAAGCGCATATTCATTGGCTATAGCAGGGGTTCGAGTATCCTCGCGACAGCCGTGTCAAGGCCTCGGTGCCTTCGGCGGGCCGGTGCATGGTGAGCGGCCGAGTGCCTGGTGGCTCGTTGTACCGCGGCCTTGCCGGGTCGGCAAAAATCTGTGTCATGTTGTTGAAGATCAGCTCCACGTCATCCAAGGGGCGGGACTTCTGAGCGATGCGACCGCACATACGCGCCTCCCCCGGGAAAGGGGAAGAATCCAGTATAGGGTCAGTCGTCGGGGGTAGGCGGGCGCTGCTGGCGGCGGGCGACGTGGTCCAGATAGGTCTGCGTCAGTGCTTCAAGGGTGGTCCGCTCATCGTCGGAAAGCGCCTCGAAAAGTTCGGGCGGGATGTTGGGGAAGGGCCAAGTGTGCATCCCCAAACTTTACCCGCGATCATTGGTTCGGTGCTGCTCTCCGGCGAATGCCCGACCGACTTACTTGGACGCCGGCGTGTGGGTACACCCGCGGGTGACTTTTGGGTGACCGACGGGTACAGAAGGGTGCAAAACAAGCCAATTGGGGTAACGAGGCGTCGAAATTAAACCAATAAAATCAACGGCTTGGGTTTTTGCTCAAGGCAAATTCCCTAATGGGGATTTCCTTATGTCGTTTCATTACTTGTAGTTATTTCAATGACTTAGCGAAACCGGCTCTGGAACCATGCGTAAATGTCCCGTAGCTGACATGCATGCTTCTAGGGATTCAGTGGAGAAGGTTGGCCTCGCATCAGTGAGAGAACTCAGGGACGCCCGGCTGCGCGGTGCACCAAGATGTTTGCGAGCGGTCAAACTTAAACACGTGGGCGAGTTGGTGCGTCACCGTATTCGGCTATGATCCAAGAATTATTTTGTTACTTTGAGGCAGAACATGGATCGCCATGGAGCTGGGTCAGACGAGTTGATTCGCCGGCAGGCCGCGGCTAGGAATCAGGAGAGCGCTGCTGTGGCTGGTGTAGGGACTCCTGGCTATGCGCCACCCGGCAGCTTCTCCTTCGGCGAGCCAACGGGGCGGGGCACCGCAGCTCGGATTGCGGTCGTTCTCGCGGCCCCTCTTGCCGCATTCCTTGGTCTGGCGATGATGGGCGGCGAAAAAGGCGCGGGCCTGGTGCTGCTGGTGTGGGTTGCCTGCGGTGTAGCGTTCTACGTGTTGCCGATGGTTGAAGCGCACTTGCGCAAACAGCCCAACTTCGTGTCAATAGCCCTGGTCAACGTGTTCTTGGGCTGGACGGTCGTGGGTTGGGTCGTAGCTATGGCTTGGGGCTGCGCAGCAGGCACGGAGTCGTCGTCGGCGACCCCGGCGTCGAAAGAGCCGTTGCGGACGACTAGGCCACAACAAGAGATAGAGAAACCAGTTTCTGTCGCGGACGAGCTAAGAAAGCTCGCGGACCTGAAGGCCCAGGGGATTCTGTCTGATGAGGAGTTCGCAGAGCAAAAGGCTAAGGTGCTTGCGGGGTGACTTGCCGTTCAGACGCGCCCAACGTACACAAGGAGTCCACATGGAACTCATGTTGCGTGTAGTACTGTACCTTCATGGTCCATCTCCGTATCCGTCATATTCCCGCCAAGGGAATCACAGAGGATAGGGACGGCGCCCCAGTTGCGCATGGGGCTAAAGTCGTAAGACGGGAACAAACACATCCCGTGCAAAATCGTGAATCATCATTAAGCCGGAGGCCTCATGGATTGCTCTGTCGAAGGAAAGGTCGCTTTTACGGACGGCTATTCTTACCACTTCGCCACCGTGGACGATGCGCTGGCTTTTGCCGCGTGCGTCAAAAGCTCGCAACAGCCTGACCAGTGCGCGGCAACGCATCGCAGCACGCAGAAGGTCAAGCTGGAAGAGGTCAAGACGAAAGAGGAAGAAGACGAAGAAGAGCGGAACCGCT